GTGCATCCATTATTTGTTTATTATGTGATAATAGAACATCATTGCATATGAGCTCGCTCTTGGCGCGTGCATATGCAGTGTCATAAATGATTTGATTGATAGGGATGGAGGGATGGTCTTTGACAGAAAAATTCTTGACGACAAAACGACCAATTAATGGAGTATGTAGAAGAGTGTATTGACCATTTGGACGTAATACAGGTATAAATGTACCTGAAAAGAAATCTGCTGAAAAAAAAGAAGATTTCAACTTGGGTTCAGGTGACAGACCTGATGCGTGCACGGTGGAAAAAACAGCATCGACGACACTAGGCGCGATGGTGTTTTTTACACCTAGCATGCAATCATCACCACTCATAACGCAGCGCCAATCATTATCACGTACGTTGTTCATGAGCATGGACGTCCAAAGCACATTAGCATAACTCAAAGTGTTTCCTATTGTGGTGTTACTGGTTCCAGAAAGGCGACATAATGGCATTTTAAATTTGATGCCATGAGATGTAGTGCCAGTTACGGTTTCATGATCATACAATATCTTCAAAACTGGCTCCGGTACTTTGATGAGTTTCAAAAGTTTCCTCTCATGCTTCATAATAGCACCTTTCATTGTGCTTTCGCACATCTCTAAATCCACAGACCACCAATTGTAATTGTAGTATGGTTCCCTCAACATCTGTAATACTTTATAACCCAATGTAGTTGGGTTGTACCCTGCCCCGAATAATATAGGTGTCTGCACCCCATCAAAAATTCGCATATATTTCTTTGCAACGAACAAATGTGGTGCAGTTTCCAATAACTCGACCTTTCGCTTTGGAAAGACACCCCGTGGTTTTTTCTTCTTTTGTGGATCTTTGGAATGTGGCTCAAATTTAATTATCATATCAGAAGATGTGTCCACATATGAATCTTCATCTCTAGATTTTAAAAAATTTTTTTGTTGGTCCGTTTTATATCGGGAAAGCCACTTGGTAAAATTGTATCGGTGTCGTAAACCTTTTTGCGACAAAAGGTTTTGAATGCGTGCAATAACAACGTCCAAATTTTTATTACCGACCCAAAAACTTGGTGATTGTTCTGGAGTTTTACGCATGTACCGCGCTCTTAAGGCATATGCCTCGTTGCCGATTGTGCTAGCAAAACAGCCCTGATTGATTTGATCAGTGGGGTAAAAAAAAGTTACACCACGTCGTTTGGCGAGCGGGTCACATTGACACGCTTCTTCAGTGATACGCATTTTGGGATATTTGACTATGGTGCCATCCTTATTCGGGTAGCCATCTGGAGGTTCAATAGGTGGCAAGGGATACAAATAATCACATACAACACAAACTGATTTCTTCCAAATGCCCCAAATGTCATCGAATCGACACCAACTGCCATGTGTGCCATTGAGAGCATTGTTGGCGCACCACGAATAATTACGATCCAAAGTTTTACACCCAATGTAAGAAAATTCATGCAGAACTAAGATGGCACCGCACGCAATATACAAATTAGTCATGCGGTCAACTAAATCATCTTCATCATCCTTATGTGCAATATAACTTTTACAAATTTTCTTCCTACCCAATTGCATTATGAGTAGATAACATAAAGCCATGGGTCTGGACATAGTGAGGGCAGAACGGAGTATCCGCAACTTGGCGATAGCTCCATTAGTCAACACAAAGTCTAGACACTCCACAGTGGCAAAAAACCGCCATAAAGTATGATAGGTTTCTAAAAACCATATAGTACTAAGGTACATGAACGCTAATTTGACCATAATAGATACCGTCATCATGATCATGATGGCCAGCATATAATAAACGAGATAAATTATCTTCTTGTTGGGTGGCAATGGTTCCTCATCATTGGGTAAACGGGGGCCAAAGACAGGTGGTTCCCTATCGAACATGCGTCGATATAACCAATTAGCACCAAAAAAATCCATCTCGGCAGCACGTCCCATACCAAAAGCATCTTGGACTTCACGAAAATACAATGCTAAACGATGGATACATTTCAATTCAATGCCAATGACGCAGCAGTTAAATATCATCATGGCAGGATAGCCATAAAACGGTCCGTAAATCAAAGAAAAAAAATTAGCAGAAAAAAGGTAGAGCACCAATTCCTTTTTGTTCTCTATTTTGATGTTAAATACCAACAAATGAATAGCATAAAACACAAACGCGATATATAATAAAAAAATATTACCATTATACTTATGCATACCACGATGTGTTATAAGATAGCTCAAAAAATGATATTCCCTTTCCACTGGCATATTTTCAAAAGTTGTATGAACCCAAGCGCGTACACATTTAGCAGTAAAGGCCACTTTCTCATAAGACCCATAATTATGGTCCAATTGTTTTTGGGATTCCTTATGGAATTCGGTTGGTACTAAAATTAGCCACCACTGTAAAAACAAATACATGAAGGCTGTAGTGATCCAATAATCAAACTGCATATACTGCACAAAATTTCTTATGTCTCTGCCACCAACAGAATAACCGCGCTTTCGAGTCAAATATTCCAATCTCTCTTCTTGCCATTGTTCACGCAACACTGCTTCCATTACATGGTATCGAAGACGCAGTTGTTGTGTGGGATGGAACATATCTTTCTTGTCGTCCCGATTCATGAAGTTATTCCCTCTTCCAAGTTGCTGTCGAAGTGTGGCACCACTCTTCATCTGAAAAGCGGCAACCCGAGAAACTTCATTGAGAAGTTGTGTAGGGTATACACCGTATTTATTAATAGTAACATCTTGTGTTGGTATTGTGGTAGTAATATATGGATTCGGTGATGTGGATATATGCCAGACCTGACGGTGATCATCATCATTCAGGAGTTTGGCATACATAAATTGATGTGATCCAGACCGACTGCGATACTTCCACCTTCTCTCATTCAACCATATATTGGAATGCTGCACTCGGCGCTTTCCGTTATATTGAGTGAGAACTTGAGGGAGATTGCAGCGGTCCTTATCAATAAGATGTGTATGCTTATAATTCTCCTGAATACGTGTGTACATATTGTGATTAGCACAAACATAACGAAAGGAAAATTTGTAATTTTTGATGGCATCATCA